GGCCTGCTCACAGCAGCACCGCCTTTGCGCCCGTCAAAGTTTCCCACCGCCGGATGATCACGTCAACGTAGCGCGGATCCAGTTCCATGCAGTACGCCACGCGCCCGGCCTGTTCGCAGGCTGCCAGGGTCGTGCCGCTGCCGGCGAAGAAATCGCCCACCAGAGCGCCCGGGCGGCTGGAATTGCGGAGCTGCCAGTCGAACAACCGCACCGGTTTCATGGTCGGGTGGTCGGCGCTTTTTGTCGGCCGGTCGAACTCCACCACGGTGGTCTGTTTCCGGTCGCCGTACCAGCGGTGGCCGGCGCCGTCCGTCCAGCCGTACAGCGAGGACAGGTGGTCGAGATCCCGCTGCCCGTCGTCGGCGGCCTCGTCGTCCTTTTCGCCGTGCAGGCAGGGCTCATGCTGCCAGTGATAGTCCTGGCGGCTGAGCGTGGCGCTCTGCTTTACCCAGATCAGACACTGCCGCACCTGCCAGCCGGCGGCCGCGCAGGCCTCGCGAAAGTTGAGCCCCGTGGCACCGTCCGCGTGCCAGATGTAATAGGGTGCGCCGGGCCTCATCACGGCATCCGCCGCGCGGAACGCCCTGGTCAGAAAATCAGTAAAATCAGCGCCGGCCTTGAAGTCGTCGTTGAGGATCTGCAGGTGATCGGCGGTACCGCCGGTAATGTCCACGTTGTACGGCGGGTCCGTCAGCAGCAGGTCCAGCTTCGCGCCGGCCATGAGTTTGGCCACGTCCGTACAATCCGTGGCGTCGCCGCACATCAGTCTGTGGCGGCCGAGCTGCCAGATGTCGCCGCGCTTGGCCGTTGGCACCGCCGGCGGCGTCGGGTCAAAGTCGTCCTCAAAGGCGTCGTCCGGCTCGGCCAGAAGGATGTCCTCATCGGAAAAGCCGGTCAGCGTAATGTCGGCGCCGGCATCCTTCAGCGCCTGCAGCTCCTCGCTCACCAGCGCGTCGTCCCAGCTCGCCATGTCGCTCAGGCGGTTATCCGCCAGGATGTAGGCCCGGAGCTGCATGGGGCTCAGATGATCCACGATTACGCAGGGGACCTCGGGCCAACCCTCGGCAATGGCGGCCGCAAGCCTCCCGTGGCCGACGATGACGCGCCTGTCCATATCGATCACCATGGGCGCGATAAAGCCATACTCCCGCAGCGAGCGCCGCAGGGCGGCGATCTGCTCCGCCGAATGGACCCGGGCGTTCTTGTCGTAGGGGATCAGATCTCCCGGCGGGATCATTTTAAACTGTGTCACGCTGCGTTTCAGATCCATGTCAGTCTCCAAACAGGTCGTCGTTTTTCTCGCTGGCCTCCGCCTGGCTTTTTTTTCTGGCCATGCCAATGCGGGAAGCCGGCGTCAGGCCAAGCTTTTCAGCATAGCGCAGGATCCCGCTCTCCAGGGAGGACAGCTTCGCGGCCAGCCCGTCCAGGGCGTCCGTAGCCTTCAGCTGCTCCGCAAGGGTCAGGTCCTCCCGGGTGGAACCATCCACCAGCTTGCTGCACAGGTCGTTCAGCCGGTCCCGCCGGGAGAGCATGGTGCAGTAGGTTGCCAGAGTTTCCGTGTCCAGGTCGTCCAGGATCTCCACGTCGCCGGTTTTCATGCGGTGCAGCGTGGCGCGCCAATACTTCACGGCCAGCCTGTCCCCGCGGATCCGAGCCGGCAGCGTAATAGTTACCTGCGTGCGCGTAGGCAGCGTCACGGCCTCCGCCGTGCTCCTGGCCACGACTTCGGATTTGGTCAGGTGCTTTGTCTGGTTCTCCAGCCTCTTGCTTTTCGCCATGTCAAAACCTCCTGCCCTCCCGCCTCCGGCCCCTCGGCGGAGCCTTGGGAATAAGCCGGCGCCCACGCGGTTTGTCCCGCGCTTGATGCCGCTTGCCGGCGGCGGCTTTCGCCGCACGGCATCCGGCCGCCAGCCTATTCCCAGGGCTCCGCGCCCGCCGCTCTGCCCGTTCCGCCCGTTTCCGATTTCCGTTTGGGGAATTTTTCTCACGTCATAGAGGTTGCAGGGTATCCAGGGCGGGGCCGCAAAAATTTGGAGGGGCGGGGGGAGGGGTCCGAGCGTGCGAGTGACCATGTGCGCCGGCGTGTGTACGTAGCTTTGGGCGCTCACTTGCGGGCAAAACCGCCAGCCTTTGCCCACCGTTCGGCTGCCGTCTTGCGGTCGTGGTGAAACTTGCATAGGCTCTGCAAGTTTGTCGGGTCGGAGAACAGTTTCCAGTCGCCCTCATGTGGGATGACGTGGTCGACCACCGTCGCCCGGACTCTGTTGCCTGCCTTCGCGCATTCCCGGCAGAACGGCTCGGCCAGCAGCTGCGCCGGCTGCAGGTCATCCGTCCAGACCGGCAGCAGGTACCATCCGTGATACTCCGCGCTGCGGCCTCGCTTGTATTTTGGCTTGTGCTTCGGGCACCAGCCGTCCCTGGTGAGCTCAGTGCATCCCGGATGTCGGCATGGTCTCAGCGGAGCTTGCGCCATGGGCTATCACCTCCAGGACAAAACAAAAACGCCAGAACCAACAAGCAACTACTCGGTCGCTTATCAGCTCTGGCGTTGGACGCACTGGCCATCGACGATATCCACGATGTACTCGGTCTTGCAATACCGGCAGAACAGCGCCGTGCTTTGGCACTGCTCGCCTGGGGTTAGGTGGTGGATCCGCTTGCTCATGCCATACTGCTGGCAGATCGGGCAGATCACATAACCGCCCTTTACTGGAAATATAATATCACGATTTCCGGGCGTTTGCAATATGTTCAGCTCCTTTTTGCGAGTTATTCAACTACTTTACAAGGAATACAATACATTAATTTATAAGTCAATAAACCAGGCATATCGGTACTGCCCAAAGGTGTTGGCCGTGGTATATACCCCAGAGGCCCTTACGACGACCGGCATCGGAATCCAGCCGCTGTCCGAAACAAACAGCTCTATCGGCGGCAGCTGCCGGTTGAGTGATGGGCTCGCCACCCACTGCCTGGCGCTGATCGGGATCACAATGCCGTCCGTCGCCTCCTTGTTAAAGTATCGAGCCGTGCGTCGGTAGGTATCCCTCGGGCCGCAGAGCAGCGGCTCCGGCTGCAGCACCCGGCCGAAGCGCCAGCACGCTGCGACTTCGATGTCCGAAAAGTCCGAGGTGCGCAGCACCAGATGGACGTGATAGCGGTGATCGCCATGCCGGCCCTCTATGAGATACACATAGTCAATTGGGTGTCCGGCCTTCTGTTTCAGCCGCCGGAGGAATGACCTCCAGCTTTTTCGGGCATCCGGAAAGGTTGCCGGGTCATGCTCGGGATCAAAGGTCAGGCAGTAAACCCGACCTTCGGTCCCAAACAGTGCAAGCCGCAACTCCAGCCGATCAACCCGATTGCGGCAGACAGAACTGTCACCCGGCGGCCGCAAGATCTTGTTTTTCTCGGTGCGATCCCATGCCGTATCATCCGCCGAGAGCCTCGGCCGGATTGCCCTGCATTCTTTTGTCAGCGGACCGGCCCGCTGACGAACACAATACCAGGATTGCTTATCGGCCACAGAGGCCGCCTCCCTTGCGGCCTCTGTGGGCTCATGCTGTAATCAGTCAGATGTATCGGCCTTCGGCAATGTCAAAGACTCTTCCAGCGTCAAGCCGGGCGAACAGCAAATGGATGCGTATAAACTCCTCTTTACCGTCAACTGACGGTTCCCAGTAGGCACCTTCCCGGAGTGGCTTCTCGCGGAAGCAAAATACCTGTCCTGTCATATCCTTCGCCAAATACCGATAGTTGGATCCCAACGCGGCCATCATGGACGCCTGCTCCTCGGCGGTGAAGTCGCTTTCCTCCAAATCACCGTAGGGCGGGTTTGCCGTCACAGGACATAATAGCTGCTCCAGCCGGTCAAGCTCGGCGGCGGCATCAACGGTGCTAACCGTCACAGGGTCACCATACAAATAGATGTTTAGCGCCTCAGAGGCAAGCAGCTCTATGTGGGATATTGCCCCCTCATCAAATAGATGATTGCCGATCCGGATCATACTGCCACCTCCCGCGGCCGCTGCACCTTCCGCGCCTCGTACTCTGTCATCTTCCGCCAGTGGTTGATCCCGCCGAGCCGGTGCAGCCTTATGTTGGCGTACTCCACGGTATCGTAAGGGCGCTCCCCGGGCAGCTGGCACCACATTTTTCCGCCCGGCATCCAGACCGACAGCACCCAGGCAACGCGCCGATCCGGCTCGCTAAAAAGTGTGCGTCTCGCGGTATAGATCGCGCCGCGGTCATTGATGTAATAGTCAGCCACGCTTGCGGCCTCCCCTCTTCGGCAGCCGATTATAATCGGACCGCCGCAAATAAGTGTATCCCAGCCCCTGCTTCCCGCAGATGCTGCAGGTGCCTCGGTATGGATATTCGGCCGGCGGATAACGGACGGACACGCCGTTCTGCTCATGCACCCCTCCGCAGCTGAGGCAGAGAAAAAATAACTTTGAGTCACTCATTTAAGGCCTCCTTTACTTTTTGCTGTTTTGGTTTAAACTAAATCTGAGGTGATAATGTGGAAATCATAGAGACTATTGAAGACTGGAATGACCTCGCTAAAACGCTGAAAGAATTTGACTACTCGCTAGTCCAAATGCAGTACGGGATCGAGTACCCAGAGGGATTTCATGTGTGGTTCTCCGTTCCCGGCACCTTTTCCCGGCTTGAAGTCGTAACGCATAGCGAGAAAGTTGCAATGGCAATCATGGAATATCGACCTGACTGGAAGTGAATCCAACGCCCTTCTGCCACCATTCGGCGGATGTGTAGTTGAACGCCAGCAAAGATAGATCGATCATTTTCGCATCATATTCAGTCGATGCAGCCAATTCTTCCTGCGTGAATCCGGCATCCAGCAAAATCTGTGCATTTTCCGGCGTGTTGTCAGCTAAAACTGACTCACACTCACCGTCTGAGCAAAAGAAGTCAACGACCTTTAATGAGTTAAGTGCGATTATCTTGCCGTTTAATGGGCCGACGATTTCGACGAAGTCTTTTGGCAGCGTCCACGTCCCATCCGGGCAATAATCGCCACAGTCATAATCATGGTCAAACTGCTCGCGCTGGTCGATGTAACAGCCCATCATCGGGTCCTGTTCCATCAAATAGGCAACCTCTTTGCCCTTAGCCTCGTCAAATAATCCCATGTAGTTGTATTCGTCGGGGCTGGATAACGATGGTGCGACAAAGGTTCTCTGCCCGTCCATAGCTTCAAGGACTTTGAGATAGCCCGCTATTTCCTCGTCGGTCACGTCGCCGAATTTTTCTCGCAGTTGTTCGGCGGTCTTCCCGCCGGTATGCAAAATAGCCTCAAATAATTTGATTTTCATTCTACCTCTCCTTTCTGGCCTCCTGAGGGCCGCGCCACTTTGGACTGCAATACGGAGACTCCGCACAATCGCCATTGGCGCAAAAATGACAAGACCCCTTCTCACAAATCCTCATCATTTTTTCTATATCCGCCACCGCCGCCTGTTCCCGCCGCTTGGAGGCGGCAAGCTGATTTTTCAGATCAATCTTCTCCGCCAGCAGTGCATCGCACTGTTTGGTGCAATCCACGTTGTACTGCTGGAGTTCTGCGTACTTGGCTTTTTCGGCCGCGAGCTGGACCTCGGCCCGCTGGCGCCGATCCGGCGCGATTTTGCTTTGGCTCTGGTCAAAGTCATTTAGTCGGGTAATCATGTCCGCGGCGTCCCGCAGAATTGCGCATCCATGTGTGCTGCAGTTATGCTCATGCCCGCAGCCGAGGCAGGCAAGGCTCCCAGTCTCCACGGAGAGCCGGCGCAGGGCCCGCACGATCTTGTCAGCAGTCTTTTCCATCGTGTGCCTCCCTCCTCTCGGGCACAGGATACCAGGCAACGATGTCGATGTCCTCAATGGGCGCCGATGTCCGGGCAAACCTCCAGCAATAACTGCTCCGGTAGAGCAGCTGCATCACGGGCTCTGCACCTTCTGACATCTGCACCTGGGCGACGCACCAGCCCGGCGTGTAGTCCGTATCCGTCCGCCAATCAGGTGCCGGGGTCTCGGTCTTAATAACCGCGTCCACTTTTTTCACCAACTTGTCCGGCGGGTCTGGGATATCGGTGAGACAGAGCAAGAAATCAGCGGAACACCCGCAGGCACCGGCCAGGCCACACAGCATATCAAGGTACTCGCGACTTATTGGGGCGCTGCTTGGCGTAAACTTTTCCGGGGGATTAAGCACTCCCTTATAGTAATAGCGCCCCATTGCCTCACAGGCCGCCTTTTCGTTCAGGCCCCCGCGATCCATCGCCTGCTGCATCCGGCGGAATAGCTTTTCGCAGCGGTTGGCTTTTTGCTTTTCCTCATCTCTGATCTTGGCATTTTCGGCCTTTATCTTCGCACGTGCGGCGGCCTTTTTATCCTTGATTTTATCTGCCAACTTGGGGCAAGCGGCCTTGCAGGTAGTCAGCTTATCGCACCCTTTGCAGCAGCAATTTTTGCCGTATTCGCAGGGCATATAATCGTAATAATCATTTTTGGCCATCCAGTGGAACATGTTGCCGGCGTTCTCGCAAGGGGCACCTTCACACTCCGCGCATGGCATTATAGACTCGATGTTGTCTATGTACGAGGACAGCCTTGCAGGGGAGCCGGTCCACATGCTTTGATTTTCCACTTTGATCATCTTCTGACGGTATTCCGGCAACTGCGCCAGCTCATATGCCACGGACTCATTAATGGCCCTGGGGCCGCCCTTTTCATATTCGGCATAGTATTCCGGGATGAGCTTCTCCCGGATCACCTTCAGCCGGGCGAGTTTTGACGCGCTGACCTTGCAGCACTCGGCGACGTAGTCGCGCATTTTCCCCGGAAAGCTGTAGCCCTGCTCCTTCAGCCCGTAAAGCAGTAGCTCCACGCGCTCGGCCTGTTTGGAGATCTCCGCCGACGTCAGCACGCGGGTGTCCGAGTTTGCGCGGATCAGCGCCAGCTCCGCCTCCAGATCTGAGCTGTAATGATTGACAAAGCACGGGATGCGCCCGGCGTTGATATCCGCCGCAAACAGCTTGCCGTCCGGAATTTTGTCGCCGGCGGCGAGGATCTGCTGCAGCGCCTTAAAACGACGGTGGCCGGAGATAATTACATAGTCGCCCTCGCCGCGCTGGTTGACTACCAGCGGCGACTGCAGACCGTCCAGCAGGATGGCATCCAAAAGAGTGTCTACATTGGACACGTCGTAAAAGTTTTTATCATTGGCGTGGATCTGTTCCGCCGGCAGGGCGGCCACGCCCCCGGACGTTACGGCGGTGTCCAATTTGGACACGTCGCCCAGGATGGACGAAAGGTCAAAGCCCTTTTTGTCAGCCATTGCCCACGCCTCCTCCCAGGTACTCGGCGACAAACCGGCGGTAATCCACGCCGGCGGCGGAGCGCGGGGAAAACTGCGGAAGGGGCTGCTTGGCAAAGGTCATGCCGTCCACCATGTCGCTCCAGCGTATGGCCTGGGCGAAAACCGGCAGGCCCATGCCCCGGAGCTGCCGTTCGGCGTCCGCCGTGGTCTCGCTCCTGCCGCGCATTGTGATGAGGCAGCCGGCCACGCGCAGCGCGGGATTGATCTGCCGCATGGACATCACCTGCTGCATGAGGTTGGCCATGCCCCGCAGGCTAAAGGCATCGAGCTTGATCGGGATCACAACATCATCCGTCGCCAGCAGGGCTGCGGTGGCCGAAGCCGTGAACGCCGGCGGCAGATCAATAATGACGTAATCATAGGCATCATCCTCGATGAGCGCGTCCCGGAGATCCCGCAGCGCCTTAACGTGGACGGTCTTGTCCTCCACCTTGCTGAGGTCGAGCGTCATAAGCTCCGAGCTTGCGGTGATGATGTCGACGCCGGGGATGTTGGTCGTCGCCACCCAGTCGGGGTAGTAATCGGCCTCCCCGGTCAAAAAGTAATACAGGCCGCCGTCGTCGGCTCCCGCGCCGAGAAAATCCGTGCTGTTGCATTGGCTGTCAGCGTCGATGAGCAGGACGCGCTTTTTGTAGTCGAGGGCGAGGATCGCCGCCATGTTGATGGCCGTGACGGTCTTACCCACGCCGCCCTTGAGATTAACGATTGAGACAACTTTCATAACTTTCTTCCTTTCATGCCGACACCCCAGCACTCAATCGAGCTTTTTTAGATATGCATCCCCGCCGGGAATTGGCTTAAGCCCATAACTGGACCTAAATTGGTTAATTGTACATTTGCCGCTTTTTATCCGCTTGAGGTCACGTTCACCTCTCGCGGATATTTTTTTGTTTCTCATATAGTGTTTCCTTTCACCTGCCGTCAACGTTCCGCGCGTCGGCGGCCTAAAAAATGACACTCGACAAAACTCATCCCGACGGGAAAAAATGTATACCTGGCCCGGTAGTATCGGCGCTCCGGGTGGATGTAGATCACCTCGGAGCTGTATGTGCTGGTGCCGAACATCCGGCTCTCCCCGAAGGACGGCTTGTCCGGGGCCTTGTCACCTATCTGCATTGGTCATCTCCCTTTCCGCGCAGTGGGCCGCGAAGGCCAGCGCCAGATAAAGCTCCCCATATTCCGGCACGTCCGGCCGCAGGCGGGCAAGGCCCTCATAGCGCAGCGCCTCACAGCGCACAAGCTCCGCATAGCGCGTCGTAAATTTATGCTCCAGCATGGTGCCTCCTAAAACGGCAGCTCGCCCGGGCTGCCAGGCGGAAGATCCTCAAAATTCACCTGCAGCGACTGATCTTCACGCGCCTGCTGATGCAGCTCCGCCTTTGCGGCGCGCCCCTCGGCAGAGAGCTTGCGCATGATCTCTTTGCCCTCGTCCTGCGGCTTTGGGGTCATGGTCTGGCACGGGCCGTCAAATGCCAATGTCAGAGATAATTTATCTCCGTCCTTGTTTTTTGAGACTTTGAGCATGCGGTCACTGTGGTTGTCGTTGGGGTCGGAGGGATAGAGCAGCATGGCCACATCGGCGTCCTGCTCGATCTGCCCGGACTCGCGAAAATCTGACAGCGTCGGCGGCCGGGGCTTGCCCTTGTCCTTTTCCGGGCGGGAGAGCTGCTGCAGCGCTATGACGGTGATACTATGCGCCTGGGCAAGCGTGTGCAGGCCCATGGAAATGTTGGTCACTATCTCGTAGCGCGATTTGCCGCCGGCGGCGATGATCCCCAGATAGTCCGCAAAAATCACGTCGTAGCGATGGCTCAGCGCATCAGCCTGGATATCGCCGACAGACCATCCGCTGGCGCGGACGATCTCCAGCGGCAGATCGTAAAGCTCCTTGCAGGCATCGCCCGCGCGCCGCCACTCCTCCGGCGTCATTTCGTGGCGCTTGATCTTTGCCATCGGGATGTGCCCCATGCTGGAGATCAGCCGATCCCGGATTTTTTTTGCGCCGGTCTCCAGCGAGTAATACGCCACGCGGTGGCCGTCCTTTGCCAGACGCCGGGCAAACTGCAGGGACAGCAGCGTCTTGCCGGCGCTGGGATATCCGCCGATCACCACAAAATCACCGGGCTCCACAAACAGCCCCTTGTCCAGCGCGTCTATACCCCAGCTAAGGTACTTCGGGGCCACGTCGTAATTTTGAGCCGCCATAAACTCGTTGGCGGCGTCCTGGGCGGTCAGCCGTTCCGCGCCCCGGCGGCTGACGAAAAGCCCGTTGAGCTTATCCGTCTCCTTTGCCGCGGCCTCAATATTTTCGGTGCCTAGGATCTCGCCGGCCGCCGCGTGGATCAGCACGAGCCGCCGGTAATCCCGCAGCGCGTCGCAGTAGTACAGCACGTCGCTGGTCTGGTGACTAAGCGCCTCGTCAATGGCGACGCCGTAGTCCTCCCCGGCCTGCTTGCGCACGGTCAGCGGGTCGATGGGCGACCCGGCGAGATACAGGACGGACAGCGCGTTATACAGCGTCCGGGTGATGTCTGCGTCAAAGAGCTCCGCCGAGAGTTTTGCCATTGCCTCGCCGATGTGCGTCGGATCCCGGATCAGCGTGCCCAGCACGGTGAGCTGCATGGATATGTAATTGTCGCGGTCGTACACTCAGATCACCTCGCTATCCTCGGCCCAGCCGCCCCCGCCGGTCTGCCCGGTATCCAGGGGCTCATCCACTGGATCTTCCCAACGCCGGTTTTTGATCCACCGGCAGGGGTACGGGATGCCGATGCCGCGCTGCCAGTCCTCGGAGTGCATCTGCTTAGAGAGGGCAATGGCCATCTGGTTGATAAGCTCATCGGACGGATGCAGCTTGTCCCATTCCTTGATGGCGTCCGGTTTGTCCCTGCGTCTTTCCGCAGGGTAGAACGTCCAAAACCGTGCAAATCTCTCTGGTCTCCACGCCGGGGACGACTTTGCCTCACGCCGGCCCCCCTCTTGGGGGGCTTTAGGGGGATTAGTACTTGGTCTATTAGTACTTGGTTGTGTCTGATTTCCCGTCAACGTGTTTTCCGTCGACGCAAAATCGGCTAACGGTACCGTTGACCGATTTTCGGTCAACGGTGTAGCCTCCCCTGGCGGACACTCGTAGATGACGTACTCGTTGCCGGCAAAAGCGCCGGACTCGTCGTGCGTCTGGTGCCGGACTATGTACCCTGCGGCCTCCAGCTCCTCAATGGCCTTGCCGATCGCGGCCTTGCCCTCCTGGCAAATCCGGGTAAGCCCGCCGATCGTGTAATCCCAGTCATCCGGCAGCCGCAGCATCAGCGACAGCAGCCCTTTGGCCTTGAGACTGAGCCGCTTGTCGTCCAGATGATAATTGGCCATGACGGTGTAATTTTTGGTGCGCTCCACGCGGCATACAGCCATTGTCTACACCTCCGCCATACACACGGCTACGGTCTCGACGGCCAGCAGCGCCCAGATCAACAGATGTCCGATCATACCGCCACCCGGCTTCCCCAGATCGCGTTACGGAGCAGCTGCAGCGTCGCGCACAGCTCGGCGTCCGAAAAATCACTGATTTTCATATTTCCGCCTCTCGATCAAACACCATCAAACGGGTTCACGCAGCACCACCAGATGTCATAATGCTGCTTAAGCTGGGCGGGATCGTCACTCCCCCAGTTTCCCTCGTGCCACCAGAGCTTTTTACTTGTGCTGCGAGGGTCAGGCTGAAGGTGTCCGATTTTATATCTCGCACCAGTGCCGCAGACAAGCCCGGTCTTTGGCACCATCCGAAGCGCCACTAGTTCGTCAGGCCCCGGGTGTTCGGACTTGGTAGTCAGGTCAAGTCGTTTCCATTTGCTCATGACTTTAGCTCCTTTACAGTCAAAATGTGGAAGCGAAAAACTTCCTCGTCTGCTGGCGCTCCCCACTTCGGTACGCCGAATCCAACGTCCCAGAATCCGTAAACTAGCAGCGTTGGCCTGTCCTTTCCGTAGCCGTTGCGCAGATGCTCATAGACGTACTTTTTTCCCGCGTAGGGGATCAGCGGCTCGATGCGCTTCTGCCAATACGGTTTGATTGCCCGGTATTCTTCAGTTTTAATCCCGGTGCGGATCATGTTGTACCATTTACCACTGATTGGCAGTATCATCCCGCCACCCGGCTTTCCCAGATCGCGTCGCGGATCTCGCTGATTCCATCGGCCAGATCGTCGTCAGTGACGGCGGCGCGGCCCTCGTAGTACAATCCCTTGAGCACGTCCAGCATCAGATCAACGGTATGCTCCGGGAGGCAAACGTAATTTTCCATCGTTCACACCACCTTCATCCCGGGATAGTATCCGCTGGCGCTGATGGCCGCGGGCCTCCCCCGCCTTTTGGCATCCGGCGGCAGAGCCGGCGCGGGCGCGTGGACGGTCTGACGCGACTGGCGGCAGCTCAGAATGTAGATGTCCACGTCGCTCTGGAGCAGCCTCCACTGCCCGCTGATGCGGTAGGCGGTGATCTGGTGCTCGTTAATTAGCCGGTACAGCGTGTCGTCGCTGATCAGCAGCTGCTCGGCCACCTCGGCCGGCTTAAGCAGCCGTTCAGTCATCGTAATACTCCTCCTTCGCGTATTTGAGTTCTATGGCGGCCTTGATGACGCCTTCCAGCTCGCCGTAGATCGCGTTGAACAGCTCGTGCTCATCGTCGTCGATATGCCCGTCACTGGCGATCTTCAGCAGGTCATCGGTGCGGTGCTTGGCCGAAAAATCACAAATCCGGTGCACCAGTGTACATACGGCTTGGGTAAAGGTGCGCTCGCTGACCTGCGGCAACAGGGTCGCGGCAAGGCTGCTCTTGGCGCGCATATAGGTCACGCAAAGAGACTGCATCCCGCTGATGTCGGCCATGTGGATCACGATGTCGTCACTGGGCAAACCGCGGCCAGACTCATAGAGCCGGACGCTGTCCACGCTGCAGCCGATAGCCTCGGCCCAGCGTTCCTGGGTCATGCCCGCAGCACGCCTCGCGTTTTCATAGATATTTCTGTATTTGGACTCCATTGCCTTTCCTCCATTTCTGCGCAAAAATTACTGTATCAGGCCGACACATCGGCAAAAAGTGCATCGATCGTGCAGTCGTATAGCTTTGCAAGCTTTGGGGCAATAATCCATTGCGGAAACCCTTCACCGCGCTCCCATTTGCCGACTGCCTGCGCTGAAACGCCGACCGCGTTTCCAACGTCAGCTTGGGACATCTGTTTTTGCTCCCTGAGCTGTTTCAAGTTATTCACAATTGCATCACCTCCGGTGCAACCTTAGGTTGTGCTTAACAGTATATCGCTACTTTTAGTTGTTGTCAACAACAATTTTGGTCCGTTTCGTTGACCGGCGCAACCGTAAGTTGTATTCTTAATACAAAAAAGAGGTGATCGTATGTTTGGTGAACAACTTAAACGCCTGAGGGGCCAGGCTGGTTTATCTCAAAATGACCTTGGCAAAAAATTATTTGTCAGCGCGCAGGCTGTAGGTAAATGGGAACGTGACGAAGCAACACCAAACCCAGAAACGATCTCCAAAATTGCGATGATATTTGGCGTGTCGGCGGATGTATTGCTGGATAATAAGGCACCAAAATCCACATCTGCTGCTCCTATATTTAATCCCAACGACAAGATCGGCCAGGAGATGGCGCATCTCCGTGCTGCCCTCAATGATGACGGGCTGGACCAGTGGCTTAATTACGGCCAATACCTTACGGGCAAGCCGGAACTCCAGCGTAAGGATGGCGACAATATTCTTGATCTGCCGAAGATCCGCAAATATCTCACCGGTCCGGCCGCTGGCAAGGCCTCCCCGATCCAGGGCGAGGATTATGAGGACATCCCTTACCCGGAGGACGCGCCCCGCGGCGCGGACTTCTGCGTCGATGTCCGCGGCAACAGCATGGAGCCGTATATCAAGGATGGCAGCACGGTCTATGTTCGGCGTGGCGTCAGCCTGCAGCAGTTTGATGTCGGCGTCTTTTTCTACTCCGGCGACGTGTACGTCAAGCAGATCTGCGCCGATTATTCTGGCGGTGTCAATCTGCTCTCGGCAAATCCGCGCCGGGAGGATGCCAATATTCGCATTGAGCCGTCCGATGCTTCCTATCTCGTCTGCTTTGGCAAGGTGCTGCTGCCGCATCGGTTGCCGGAGCCAAACTATCACGTTGATGGGTCCCGGAGATAAAGCAGGCCGGACACAGCCGAAGCTGCGCCCGGGCGAAAAAGTGTTTAGTACATGGCTTGGAAGGTCGTCTGTAGGCAAGCGTGACGTCTCTACGGCGATCACCATAACGGATCAGCGGCTGCTGATCAGCACTATCAACGGCGTCGGCGTAAAAACGTGGACGCAATTCCCGTATGTCAACTGTGTCGGCTTTGACGGAGTCAATGGCCGCGCTGACCAATGCGATCTGTCCCTGTCCTGCGACGGCCAGCGTATTACGCTCCTGGGTCCGCAGGCAGAGCTGCAGCAACTCCTCGACGCCGTCCTTGATGCCATTTGCGAATACACGCCGTTGCCGGATTGATTGGAGGGATTACAATGCCCAGATGGCTCCGCATCATCTTTTTTGTGCTAGGATGTATTTTTGCCGTTTTCGGTCTGCTGCTCGCCGCATCTCAGACTTGGGACGGTATGACCTTCGGGTTTGTTATGGCGGCCGTCAACTTCGGACTATCCTGCATCCGGAGAAATAATGAACGTCTTTTCCCAAAGCGCAAACGAGTGACCGTGCCGCCGACAAGAAGGCATTTTGCGCCTGTCGTCGAGCCCGTAATCCCGGAACCCGCGGCCGATGCTGCCATTGAGCAGCCGCCAGAGCCCTCAGAGGCCGAATGGTATGCTGCAGATTCGGAGCCTGGCGCAGCCCCCGATCCCGATATGCCGGTCGGCGGCATGGATATCACGCCAAAGCCTGGCAGCATAGCGGATAAACTTGCGGACGCCATAGCGGCGATGCCCGCGGCCACACCGCGTAAACCAACCAGCGCCAAGAAAATTCTCGTCGCGGATCGCAAGGCCGAAGCTCGCGCCGCTGGCTTCGCCTGCTGTCCCCGTTGCGGATCCACGTCTCTCTCCGGGCAAAAGCACGGTTATGGCGTAGGGAAAGCCGCAGCCGGCGTACTCCTGGTGGGCGGTATTGGGCTCGTCGCAGGGGGCATTGGGGCCAACAAAGTCAAAGTGACTTGCCTCAACTGTGGCTATCAGTTTCGCCCTGGGCAGAAATAAGGTGTCCAGATTGGACACCAGGAGGTAATCAATGCCCCGAAAAGACGCCCCGGAATTTTCCTATGACGAAATGACCGGGCTTTACTGTAAAAAAGCAAAAAATCCAACTACAGGAAAATGGGTAAAAATCTATGGCCATACCAAAGCCGAGGTCAAGGATAAAAAAAAGGACCGAGAAAAACAATGGGGGCTGGATGCCTCTGCCGCTGGCTGCCCTTACGTCCATCAATACGCGGCAACCTGGTATCGGCTAAACACCGTCGGACTCAGCGCAAAGCGGCTAGCCGATTACAAAAGCGCAATAAATAATCACATCTGCCCCGTGATCGGCGATATGCTCATGCGCGACGTTACATCCGATGACGCGCTCTCTGTGCTGGAGGATGCCTCCGAGCTATCTAAATCTGCACAGTCGAAGATCGTCACTACGATGAAACGAATATTCGAAGCAGCTGAGGACGCTGGCGTGATCCAGCGCTCCCCATGCCGCAAACTTAAAGCCGGCGGCGCGGCCTCGGCAGAAAAGCATCCGCTAACTGTGGAACAGCAGACGGCGCTGATCATGGCCGTCAAAGATACTCCGGCCTATACCTTTGTCATGCTTGGACTATATTCCGGCCTTCGGCGCGAGGAAATCCTTGCCCTGCAATGGGATCAGGTGCATTTGGATGATGATCCGCCATATCTCTCTGTGCGACGGGCTATGCGCTGGGAGAAAAATCAACCCATCGTAACGGATGAGCTGAAAAGCAAAGCGGCAAAACGCGATATTCCGCTTCCGGCGCCGTTGGCCGAATGCCTGGCGGAGGCAGCCCTGAGATCCACAAGCGACTATGTTATTGCCGACACAAAAGGCAATGCCATGTCGATGATCTCCTATCGGCGCCGCATTCTGGATCCGATCACTGTCCGCACAGCCAGGATGACCACCCGTATCGGACCGGATGGGCAGCCGCACGAAGTGGCGCTTAAGGTCGGCGACAAGGTCCGAAATCATCCCATCACAATCTCGTTGGATTTTCACGTCACGCCGCACCTGCTGCGACACACCTATATCACGCGCTTGATCCTTGCCGGCGTAAATATCAAGACCGTGCAGTACCTCGCCGGTCATGCCACCGTGCAGCTCACGCTGAATATCTATACGCATCTCATGGAAAACCAGCCCCGAGACACGGCTGGAGCCGTTGAAAAAGCATTTGCGTAAAGCTCAGGGCCGAAAATAGGGCCTAATTGAAAATTGGAATTCTGCTCAAATGCAGTAATACCGGGCGTCTTAAGGCCGTAGGCCGTCACTCTTTTAAGCAGGGTGTCGGGGGTTCGAATCCCCCCTGGAGCACCACAAGGAAAGGCCCGCAAAGCCTTGATATTAAAGGCCTTGCGGGTCTTTGCATCTTCCCAAAAATTCCGAAATATGCGCTTGCGAATTGCAAAATTTAGGCCCAAATTAGGGCCCATTCCATACCTCTGGGCCTAAAAATGGGCCCAAAAACTAGCCCGGCGAGGTCTCCCCCGCCGGGCAAACTTATTACTACCTTATTGGCCGGATCACCGGGTCCATCTCATCCTCAGCGTTGACAGGTATCGGCGGCAGCCAGTGCACCACAAGCACCCGATCCCCGTCGAGGGGGCCACTCCAGAAGTGATGCCAATGTGCCCGCCTGATATGGGGTACAGGCGAGGCATGGCTGCCGTGCTCCTGCGTCTCCTGCCGCGGAGCCGCCGCGGCCTTGCGCATAGCCGCGCCGATTCGGGTCCCGACATCCAGCGTCGCCGCGCGCCGGGGTATGCCGTCGGGGTTATACGTTCGCCGCGCGCGCAGCTCGCCCTCGGCCGGGATGTCCGGCTCCGCCGAGCACAAATACAACACAAGGTTGATAGACGCCGTGACGTCCTCCTCGCTGGGGACGCAGTCGGGCCCAACGCCCGGTTGATCAACCGAGAGATGCGCCCGCTGCGCCGCCGACGCTTTGAGCGCGCCGATACTGTCCTGCAGCGTGCCGCCAGGCAGCAGTACCGGCATTGACACGGTATCGCCATCCTGCAGCAAATACAGCAGGCGCAGCTCCGGCACGCGGGACGGAACGTCAAACTCCATCCACGCGTAAAAGCCCAGCGCGGCGTACCCGTCAAGCGCAAATTTGCGCTCAACAAAAACGCAGAAAAACGGCATCCGGTAAAGCGCCTCGCGCGGAAGATCCCCGTCCAGAGGCTGCTCGGCCAGCGCCTGCGCGACGATGGGGTCATAGCGGTATATGATCTTGGACTTGCGCCAAAGCAGCGCGGCCGTCAGCTCCGGCAGCTGAGTGACGCCGCCGGGCAGTCCGGACATGACCTCATTAGCCTTATCCACCGGAGCGCCGTGCGTAAGGATCGCATATACCGCCGCCATCGGCAGGCCGCACCAGTCCGGCCAGTCGCCGCCAAAATCGGCCTTGCCCCTCAAAAATATCTGCTCATTTTCCAGCGCGTCCGGCGTCCGGGCGAGCACCCGCCGGGTAAAAGCCTCGGCGGGATGCAGCTTGTCGCTGCTCATAGTAGGTCACGGGCATCAACGCCCAGCGCGTCGGCCAACGAGAGCCCGTTCCGCAGCGATATATTCTCGGCCTTAATCGTACCGGCCTCAAGCTTTTGCACTTGGGATATATTGAGCCCGGCGGCGTCGGCGAGGGCTTGTTGCGTTAACCCTTTTGATTGGCGCAATTCCTTGAGCCTCCCTCCTAGGGGATCGGACTGTAATTGATTTTCAGATTTCATATTCTTTCACTTCCATGTTTCCAAAAAGAACAATGTCTCCCCGCCTTTAGCCGGGCGGGGGCGGCATATTGTCAATCAGGTGTCCGGGGTCTGAGATGCGGCAAGTTTCTCGGCATCCTTCAGCGCATCGGCGTAAGTTTGGCAGGAATAGATATCTCCAGAGCCCTTAAGATAATAATAGCTGGAAACATTGAGTACCTCCCCGGTAAGAATGTCAACAATCATCGAGCTTTCTGCAATTACCGGCTGTTGAGTGCCAGAAAATTCTTTGCTGACGATAGTGCGTGATTCGGTTTCGTTGAAATCCTTAATAATATCACCAAATACATTTGTCATCGTTATTTCCTCCCGGCCAGTGGCCTTTTGTTTTCCTCTTTGTGATTCTAATATACTCCAATATTGGAGCATTGTCAATAGTTTTTCACTCCAATATTGGAGTAAATGTGTACAAAGATACCCGCGCGCAATTGTGCGTAATGCCGGCAAAAAGGCACCCGGCGAAACCGCTCGCCGGGTGCCTCTCGATAAAATTTATGCGAAGATCTTTGCCGTGTCGGCCTCGCTGGGCGCGTTTACGACCTTGCTCATGCCGCACAGCTTGTCGATCATCTTGCCCACGGCGTCGATATCCACGTCGTAATTAAGCTCCTTGGCGGATGCCTGCACCATGGCGAGCACCCACTCTTTTCGGGTCGCGCCGTCGGCAAACTTTGTCTCGGCCGTCGCCATGTACTTCATGACGAGCTCCAGCAGCCGCGTCCAGTTTTTTTCCTTCACGGCCTGGGTCACGTACTGCACCAGCTTCACCGCCAGCGGCAGGCACACGGCCAGCCCCGCCAGCACGCTCACGATCAGATTTAACCATTTCATTCTTGCTCCTCCTATAGATCCCTTTCAAAATTTTTTGCCTTCGCGGCCTCGTATACAATCCCGTTGGCAGTGTTCTCCGCCCGTGATTTGTCGGTGTCCTTGTTAAGCACCGTGGCCACGGCGCCGTCGAATACTCCCACCATGCCGGTGATCCACGGCAGCGACCCACTAAACGCCTCATGCACGGCATAGAACGCCAAAGCAAAGCCCGCGATGTTGACGAACGTCCAGACGATCAGCACCCACCGGACCTTATACTCCGACTTAGTCATTGCGGTTTAGCCCCTTGGCCTCCAACGCCGAATCGTAGATCCCGGCGGCGTAGTTAAAAGCCAGCAGCCGGACCATGTCCTGGGACAGGTCGATCTTGTCGCCGTTGCCGGTCTTGTCGCTGCCGTCCCCGGCGATCACGCCGGCGGTCATCAGCTTGTCCACCATGTCCCGCGCCCCCCAGTCGTTGGGGATGTCTTTCAGATGTGCGTATCTCACTTCATCCTCGCTTTCCGTCAGCCCGAAGGCCGACACCACGCCGCCGGCGATGGCCTGCGCCACCGCCTGGCGGCTTTTTGTGTAGATTTTCATGTCGTCCGCGTCGTCCAGAAAGCAGATTTCCAGCAGGTTTGCTTTGCACCCCATGTTATGCGCTGTGTTGATCACGGCGAAAGTTCCGGCCTGCTCTCCCCTGTTTTTCAGACCCAGCGCGGCGAGTCCCCGCATGATTGCGTCTTCCGCGCCGCTGGATCTGCCTCTGGACGGATAGAAGATCTCAGCGCCGGTCGTCTGGCCGTTGCCTATGTAGTCGCCCACGCAGGCGTTGAAGTGGATCTCCAGCACGTAATCCCAGCCCTTGAGCTTTGCGGCTAGCGTCCCGGCTTTGGCGTCCCTGAAAGCGTCCCGCGCCTCGTCGTAGACGCCGACCTTGGCATAGGGCTCCAGCAACGGTTTCAGCAGATCAACCACCTTGATTGTCTCCTCGGCTTCCTTGTAGGTGACACCCTTCATTGTGGCAACGCAGCCGGGGTCCCCGGCGCCGTGCCCGGATACAAGCATTATTTTCATTCCGTCACCTCCCGGTGTCCAATTTGGACACCGCCTCCAAATCCTTGATGCGGTTGTTGGCGACCTTGATCTGCTCCTCGATCACCGGAATTTTCTGCGCAAAACCATTATGCGCCCGCACCTCCCGGGTCAGCTCCTCAAGCTTGGTATCGGTCACGGCTTGGGCCGTCTGCAAACTGGCCTGGGTTTTGTTATAGACCGCCCGGTTGCTCAGCACCACGCCCAGCAGCGACAGCCCCCCGGTGATCAGCGCCACAATGATAGCCTCTTTCATTGCTGCCTCCTTAGACTGCGGCAGATCCGGTCAGCAGACCGGTCAACTCCGTGTACTGCGCTTCCGTGATTTTGTTGGCCGCGTAGAATACGTCCAGCTTCTCCGCTATTCCGTCGGTCAGGCCTTTTTCGATCATGCGTTTCAGCGTGCGATACAGCATTATGATTCACCTCCTTTGGTGGAAGATGTCTCGTCCGTGACGCCCAGCTCCAGCAGGGTCAACCGGTACTCGTGATCCACGAGCATGGCGTCGGTGTCATCCTGCTCAGTTGCCTCCGGCGTCACCGGCGTGTCTGGATGCTCGTTGTTCCATGCGTCAAGCAATGCCTGGTCCCCCGTAAAGATCCCGTCGGCAATGTCGCCGAATCCATGGAATGCGCGATAGGCGTCAATTTGATCCTCGTTCATGGCGACGGCTCCGGGAAAAGGTGCTGCTTGCGGGCACATATAGGCCCCGTCGCATTTCTCGTGCAGGTAGTATAATCCCACTGTTAATACCTCCTATATAATAAGGTGAAAGGATATACGACAATGATCTATGGTTACATCCGTGTCAGCACCGACGTGCAGACGGTAGAAAATCAGCGTTACGAGATTAATCAATTTTGCGCCCGGGAGGGCCTGTCCGTGGATAGCTGGATTGAAGAAACGATTTCCGGCACTAAGACCCCGGACAAGCGCCAGCTGGGGCAGCTCCTCGCTCGTGCCGGCGACGGGGATCTCATCATCTGCTCCGAGCTATCCAGGCTCGGCCGCAGCCTGTATATGATTATGGAGATCCTCGCCCTGTGCATGGATAAGGGCTGCCGGGTCTGGACGATCAAGGACGGTTTCCGCCTGGGCGACGATATTCAGAGCAAGGTGCTGGCCTTCGCTTTCGGGCTCTCCGCAGAGATTGAGCGTAACCTGATCTCGCAGCGCACCAAGGAGGCGCTGGAGCGCAAACGCTCCGAGGGTGTCAAGCTTGGCCGCCCCCGCGGTGCCGTCGGCAAGCACACCAAGCTCTCCGGCCGGGAGGATGTGATTCGGGTACTGCTGGAGCAGGGCGCCAGTTATGCCGAGATCGCCCGGATCTTCCACGTCGACCGCAGCACGCTTGTCCGGTTTTGTCGTGGCCGTGCGCTTTACAGGCCCATAGATTGCACGGCAAAAACGGTCGTTTGATGATGTAGGCGGGATAGATACCGTTTTCCTGCACGATTTTGGGCTTTCCAGGTTCCGACACATCGGCCGCTCCTGGGATGGTGCAGGATTTCAAACGTTCCCTTTTGTGCCGAAGATTGTAATATGGCAAATCAACCCAACAAGCACTGAATGCATTTTTTGTTTTCCATCCCAATTCACAACAAGTTTTCAGAATCACGTCAAAAATTGTTGGCACATTAAGCTTGCGTCGGCAGAACCAGAAATACAGGCAAAAGTATCCTCAGATGGGAAAACAATAAGCTGGTACGCCTTATATTACGGGGATACAAGAGATATCGGATTCCAACTAAACGAAAGTGGAACGATTTATCCATATATTTACATCTGGTAACCAATATGTCTAGCCGATGGCAACATAGTCATAATTTCGGTTCATTACGTTTAACTGTTGGTCCGCGTTTTGTGTTCCGTACCAAGTAACAGATTGGTCAATTGACAATACTGAATTGGTGAACATTGCATTGTACGTGCTACCGGAAGACCAGAGGCAAAGGGTATCTGTGCTGCTACCTACCTCAAAGCCAAATCCTCGCCCAGCCGCTGGGAGCAAAATTGCGCAAGCCGGGTACCTTGTGGCCCCCGTCATTTCAACATATAGTATCTTTGGTGGAAAATTGAACGTTTACCCGAGAGCTATATAGTGGTAATCCCAAGGATTGTTGAGTTGGTATGCTGCGTTCCATGACCACCATGACACCGCAAAATCATCCCAAGACACTGTGGTGTCGGAAACTGAAACAGGTGTGTTTGTTGTCCAATATTTGGTGAATGTTTTTGTATCGTTATAAAAAAACAGAGCCGTATATTCATAAACCGGAGTGGAAATATAATCGCTTGCAATCAGTACCAGTTTAGGCTTAAAAGGGAACGTTTACCCGATTGCATAATACGTGTATACAGCACCTGAATTATTAGTCTGCATGTCTGCACTGTAGTCGGAACGCCAATAAAGCGTTTTGCCTATAATTTTTGCCATAGTACTGTTCCAAGTTCTGAAGTAATCGTCTGCATAAGCACCGCTCGAATAGTCGCTTGAATACATTTGCGGAAAGAACAGCTTGATATTTGCCCCGTTACTAGTTCGGTCGAGAATGAAAACAAGAGCAGGTACAAAAGGGAACGTTAGGCTGCACGGGTGCGAACTGCCGTAAAGCCCATTGCCCGTGTAGCTGCCCGTGGCAATTTTCGCCCCTCCGGCCACAGCGGTGGCCAGTGCTGAGAGCGCCGCGTTGGGCGTCGCTGGGTTGCTACTCAGCCCCGCCAGTGTCTTGAGGGTAGTCGCCACGGTATCGTCCAGCAGGTTGGCCTTATTCAGCGGCGTCGGCTGTGTCGACCACCCCGCGCTGTTGAAGCTGATATCAATGGGCAGCGTCCCCGCGACCAGCGCGGACACAAAGTCGCTGTATGTAGGATAGGACGCCAGAAAGCTGGAGATTGCCTTAAGCAGATATCCGCTGCCGGCGGCATACGGTACTCCGTCAATCATGATTTTTCCTCCTATAGTATGTGATCGCCGGCGGCCGACACCCCGCACAGCCACACGGTACCCTTGACCATGTTGGTATAGTAGGTCTCGATCTCCTCCAGCAGCTTCTCAATTCTGTTGGCGCCTTCGGCGGTCAGATAGGCCATGCTGTCCGGCAGCGCGCCGGTGCCGTAAAAGGCGGCCTTTACCGCCCGTACCTGCGCGAGATAGTCCTCCATGGCCGATGGCGTCGGATAGCCCTGATCCGTCCATGTCATGTTTGGCGATACCTCGCACGCATACCCGGCCGCCTGCAGCTGTGCGGCAATGTAGGCCACCGCCGCGCCCACGCGGTTGAGGTCTTTGGCATTGTAATAGTCGCTCGCCGTCCAGTCCGTTTTAAGGTGCAGGCCCTCGTAGCCTGTGGTCGTCACTGACAGCTGATTACCCGCGGTGTCGATGGCCGTCAGCGCGATGACGTATGCGCCGTCAGCCGACCTGGGGACGCCGGAGGCGCTCCAGATGTGGTCTCCGGTCATCGTCCAGGTATACGCGGTGCCGTTGACCGTGCCGTTGACATAGGCAATATTGCCCGCGATATAGACACTCTCGGTTATGGTATCCGCCATCGTCCGTCACCTCACTCGATTGTGACGCTCACGGTCAGCGTGTCGCCCGCGTCGGCCGGGTTGGGCGCGATCGTGACCGCTTTTATGCTGGGTGCCGTGGTGTCCAGCGTCACCGTCCGGGACACGGAGGTGGTCTGTGCGGCCGCGTCGGTCGCGATTACAATGATGGTATTGGCGCCCTCGGTCAGGGTTACTGTTTTGGACCAGGCGCCGGAGGACACGTTTACCGCTCCCTGATCCGTCCCGTTGAGCTTTACCGCGATGGTTACCGGCGTGCTGGTGGCGTCGTTGGTCGTACCGGCTACGGCGAGGCTCGCGTTATTGGTGATAAGGTCAGGCGCAGGGCTCGTCACATTCAGCGTCGGCGGCACTGTGTCGACGGTGTAGGTCGTGGACTTTCCCGTGGCTGCGTTGCCGTCGTAATCGTTTACAGCGGCGGTCACGGTGTGGCTGCCGTCTGCCAGGGCGCTTGCCGGCGTGTAGGTTACGCTGTATCCGTTGGTGATGGCCGTGGTTGACAATGTCGCCGCAGCCACGGCGGTGCCGTCAAGTTTTACCACAAGGCTGCTCAAGTCGATGCCCGAGCCGCCGGATTCGTCCACCAGCGTACACGCGACAGGCTGCTGGGCGTTGGAGACATACGCGCCGGTGCTGGGGCTCGTGATGGTGATCACCGGGGCCACCGTTTCCTTGACGCGCAGCTTCAGCGCGGCCAGCGTCGAGCCGTTCACGGTCGTGCTTGTGCCCGCGGTGTTCGTGGCTGTTACGCTGCAGTTGTAGACGTGGTCGGCCAGATTGTAGCTCGTGGCCCCCGGCGCCGTGATACTTGCCTCCCACTTGCCTGACGTGCCGTTGTAAGCCAGGGCATAGTCCGTCCCGTTGATGGTGATTTTTGCGCTCGCAATACTCATATCGGCCCTCCGCAGCGGCTCGCGCCGCACAGTTTGTAGGGATAAATCGTCCTCGTGGAGTCCGTCACGGTGATGGACACGGTCACGCTGCCGTTGATACTCGCCGGATTCGGCGCCAGGGTCGCCGCCGTGATTATCGGCTCAGATACGGTCACGCTGCCATCTGCGTTTGCGCTCATGCCCGCCTCCTTATTCCGCGTCGCACAGGATTTCCATCTCGGCGGCCTGATTCGCGGAGATCTTCCAGTCCACGGACACGATGTTGCCGGTCAGCGTTTTCCCCGTTGCTGCATCCACGGTCACGCGCTGTCCGGGATAGTTGCCGTTTGTAACAAATTTACCCTTGACGGTCCGCACCCGCAGATAGTAATCGTACAGCGCCGCCAGCCGTTCCGCCGCGTCATTGGGCGAGATCAGCGTCATGTTCTCCGCCTTCCGGGGATTTTCCGTGTCGCTGGCCGTGCGCAGCGGATTGCTCTTACTGATCACGCTGGTGGTGTGGATATACTTATAGCCCGTCAGCGTCACGGTGCCGCCGGTGCCTGTGATCACGGCGTAGTTGGCCCCGCTGCTGCCGATCGTGCCGCCGGAGATCGTCAGGCCGCTGTGGGGCTCGGAAAACTCCACGCGCTCCGTGCCGGTCAGCGTGCCGGAAAAAAGCTGCTCGGTCTCGCTGCTCACGGCATAGCGATGCACGGTCAGATATACGGTCGTCACCATGGACGACGTGCTGATCTTCCCCTTTTCGTAAGCTCTCGGGCCGGTCAGCGCGTCCGTGGCGGATCCGGTCTCCGGCGGTCGGATGCTGATATAATCGTGCCGGCTGTCGTCCACGATGGCGCCCAGCCGGAAAGCGAGCTGCAGCAGGTTATCCCGGGGCGACGCGATAGGCAGCCAGCCATACACAGGGACGTCCCGCAGCGAGCTGTCCAGCACATAAGGGATACTGCCCAAGATGTCCGCGCAGACCACGCTGGCGGCCGTCCCATTATAGATGCCGCCCATATGATTGCTCTGCCGGTCCAACAGCCCCTTCAGCCCGATGGCTGTGATATCGTAGGCGTTGACGCCGGTCTCGTCGTGGGTATCGATGTACCACACGCCGATGAGCTCCGTGCCCTCGGCCACGCTCAGGGGCTGCTTGGCCTGGAACAGGTAGTCACAGCCGTCGTTCCCCGGCCGCAGCGTCACGGTCATGGGGTTATCCTCCACAGTGTCGCTGATCGGGTCGGCCAACTGCTTCATGGCGAGGTCCTTATACTCCTGCGGCTGGAATACCTTCACCCGGCCGAAAACGACGCGGGACAGCCGCAGCCGCCGGTTGGCGGCCGCCATGGCGGGAAAGATCAGCACGATCTTGTTGTAGCTTGCCACGGTCTGCCGGCAGAAATAGACATCGCTGTCCGGCACGTAGTCCGCGCTGGCCAGCTGGGTTGAATCCCGGAACCAGGTCACTTTGACGGTAGCCGGCCGGGCGTCGCTGTTGGGGTCAAAAAACAGCGTGATACCGGTGCCCGAAAAATTCGCGCTCAGGACGATATCCACTTCCTGCGCCGCGGCAAAAGCCCCGCCGCTGCCGCTGAGCGCCGCGCTCCAGATGCCGAGGGCCGCGGCGGCGGGCGTTTCCGGGAATAGCGGCCAGCTGCCGTCCAGCTGCCACAGATCGTCCTCCAGCGTGGCAAACCTGGGGATGTCGGCGCCGCCGAACAGATCCGCAGGGTCGCAGAAACTCTCCGCGCCGGCCGACGTGCCCGTCGCGGCCTCGGCCGCGCCCACGGCGTAATCCTTGTAGGTTATCGTTACTTTGGGCATGGATACCTCCCGGTGTCCAAATTGGACACGCTCACGACGGTTCGATGTTTGGCGCCATGGGAGTGAACGTCACCTTCAATCCGCTCCAGCGCCTCACGCCGCCGATAATGCCTTTGTATTCATACTCCACCTTGGTGATGTAGGCGTCGAAGGTGATATCCGTGTCCAGATCCGGGACGGTCATGCTGACATACTTCGCCGGCTGCCGCAGCTTGCGCACGAGCGTGGAAAACTCCGTCAGATCGTACTGTTTCATCTCGAACTCGATGACATACGAGATATAGGTGCCGATGATGTCCCGGATCATAATGCTGTTGGTACTGCGGCCGGCGTTATCGCCGTCGGTGATGTTTGCCGTCGGCTTCAGGCTGGTAATGGCTAGGTTGTAATAGATACCGTCGATACCCACGAGATTCTGCATCATGCGCCTCCCGTCACGGCGTGCGGACCTACCCGGTGTGCCTCCGCCTCAAGATAGGGATTCAGCAGCCGCGCCAGCGGCGCCAGCTGCCCGCTGAATACCACTTTTGCGTTCACATCCACGTTTCCGCCGTCATAGCCCTGCAGCGCCATCATCATGGCGTCCACAATGGTGGTAAGCGGGCTCTCAATGTTGGTCTGGCCAGCCGGCTGATCGTTGACGATGGCCGCGAAGGGTGCGCCGCCGGAGAGTACCGCGCCGGCGGCCAGGCGCGGCAGCGCCACATGGGCGACCGTGGGGAGGTTAAACCCGACAACGCTGCCGCCGATACCCGGCACCCACTTCGGGACCGTGAAGTGCAGGCTGTTCAGCGCGCCCACCAGTACATTCACGGCGTCCACGCCTTTGTTGGCGAGGCCTTCGAAAAATCCAATCACGCCGTTGATACAGGCTTTAAAACCATTTGTCAGCGGCGTCGTCACATATTTTTCAAACCAGTCTTTTACCGTGCCGAAAACTTCCTTGATGCCATTGACAGCGGTCGCCGCGTTTTCCTTGACGCGGTCTGTGACGGCCGTCCAGGCCTCGCTGATCCGGTCGCCTACGCCGCGAAAGTAATCCCCGGCCGCGTTCCAGGCGTCCTTGATGCTCTCCCAGCAGCCGACGGCGAAAGACTTGATCTCATCCCAGTGCGCGATGCACAGGATGATGACGGCGATCAGCGCCGCGACAGCAGCCGTCACGAGGCCGACGGGGCTCGTCAGAAACGCGATGGCAGCGCCGATGCCCTTCACGATGCCGGTCACGGCCAGAATTGTCTGGCCGATCCCCATGGCTACCGACATAAAGATCTTCCCGGCATTGGCCGCCGTCAGAAACAGCGCCGCGGTGATCGCCAGAATCTGTGCCACCTCCGGATGGGCGCTTACCCAGTCGCTTACGTCCTTCAGCGCGCCGGCCAGCCATTTCAGCACATCCACGATCACGCCGCCCGTCCAACTCGCGATGGGCCGCAGGATGTTGTCCCACAGCCAGGAGAAGATCGGGGCGATTGCCGTGATAACGCTGTTCAGCAGGGATAGCGCCCCGGATAGAGCATCCAGAAACGCCGGCAGAGCGTCGGAGATCGTCCACTGCGCCAGCGGCTCCAGAATATTGTCGTAAATCCAGCTCAGCCCGGCGCCGATTCCGGCGTTAAATCCTGCCAGTGCCGCCTTGAACCCCGCGAACGCGGTGTTGAGCTTGGAGAAGTTCAGGCTGTCCGCCGTCTGCTTCAGCCGGCTCAGAACCTTTTCCAGCCCCGTCAGGCTCTCGCTGGCGGCGTCGGCTGCGGTGCCGGCGTCGGTAAGCCCGCTGCCGCTGGTGGAAACGTCGCTGCCGCCGCCCGAGCCGCTGCTCGCGGTACTGGACATCTTCTGCAGCGTGTCGAAGCCAAAAGTGCTGAGATTTTTCGCCGCGGAGCCTGCCGCATTGGTAGAATCCGTCAATCCGTCAACGGCGTCGCTCGCCGCCCCGCCGTAACTCACCACGGCGGCAGAGCTTTTTGCGGTTTTGCCAAACACATTTGCGATAGACTGTGCAACCATATTTGCCAGGGTCGCCATATTGGCCAACACCCGGCAAATGCCGTTCAGCGCCGGCAAGAACGCGGTCAGGCTTGTCGTCACGGCCTGGCCGAACTGCTCCTTGATGTCGCCCAGGACGTTGCTCACCTGTTTCAGCCGGCCGGAGGGCGTCGCCGCCATGGCCGTGTTCATCTGGCCCACGTTGTTTGTGATGATCTGCGCCAGCACGGCGGCCCGCTGTTCCTCGTCGCCGTACTTGATGGCAGCGGCCTCGGCGTCGGAAAAGGTGATGCCCACGCGCCGCAGCGCCGTCACCTGGCCCTGCATGGCTTTGCCCATCAGGTTGCCAACAGTCGTGGCATTTTCTGTGGTGGCGTTCAGGCCGTTCTGCTGCACGATGAGATTGTTCATCACGGGGATCAGGGTTTGCAGCGACTTCGTCTGATTGAGAAACGTCGCCAGCTGCTGTGCCCCGGCCAGCTGCACCTCGTCGCCCACCACGCCCAGCTTCTGCTGGGCGCTGGTGAGCGCAAAGATACTTTTTACCTCCGAGGCGCTGGCGTTCATGCGCTGCCCCATTATGGTGGCCAATTTGGTCTCGCCCTCCACTTGGGTCTCGTAGGCCTTTTTGGCGGATTTGGCAAACGCCACGATCGCGGCGGCCGACAGCGTTACGCCCAGGGTACCCAGCACCCGGTTGAGCTTCATCGTCGTCGCCTGCATCGCGCTGCAGGAGCCAGCGAGCGATGCTCTCATGCCCGCCATACTGGTCTTCGCCTTGCTCGCCTGCTTTGTGATGGCAGAAAAGTCCGCGCCAGCGCGGACCATGATATTTTTCAATGCGGGCAATCAGTCCACCTCCTCGCCGCCGAGCAGCGCGTTCAGCGCCTTGACCTGCGCGTACATCTGCTCATCGGTCATTTTTTCCGCCTTTTCACCGCCGTAGGCATCCTCATAGTCCGGCGCCCTCTTGTTCCAAACCATGGCCCGGATCAGCAGGCTCAGGTTGTAGATATTACGCTGGGCGATCTGCTGATCGTCCCGGCGCTTCGCCATCCAGGCGGAAATGCAGGCGCCAAATTCACTCGGGGTGAGCCTCTCCCATTCGGAGGGGCTCATCCCGATCACGACGGCCAGACTCAGGCTGTCTTGCCAGTTCCAGCCGCCGCGTCGGCGTTTTTTTCGTCGCCCTCCTCTGCCGCCGGTGATGGCGCCGCGTCGGCGTAGGCCAGTTCCAGCGCCTTGCCGGCTGCGCCGATCAGTGCGCCGGGCGTCATGGTGTCCATTAAGGCTTCCATATCGGTCACCTTCAACGGCTCGCCGTTTTCCTTGGCGTCGGCCAGCAGCATGGAGTAATACAGTGCCTCCAGCTTTACGGGGTCCTGGATCGCGTCCTCCATGTCCTCCAGCTTGCAGGCCGTGAGTTTGGAAAAGGTCTTCATGGCGCTGTGGGTCAGACGCAGCGCGCGCGGTTTGTCCATGTTGACAATGACCTCACCGGCCTCGCCGACTCGCCACTGTTCTCTTTTATCCATCGGCTCTCACCTCTTAGCCCGCGGCGGTCGCCGCCAGCACGGGCTGACCGGAGATCTTCAGTTTTGCGTCGAAGGTGATGGCGTCGGACACGTCCACGCCGGTCTTGAACTCGGTTACCGCGGCCTTAAAGGTCCATGTTTTTCCGATGGCTGCGGGAAACTTGATGCTGCAATCTGCGATTGCGCCGCTGTTCAGCAGCGTATACATCTCATTTTGGCCGGCGTCTTCGCCGTCCATATAGCCGGAAACGGACACTTCGCCGGGATCCTTGAAGCCGGCCACGAACTCCTTGTAGCCGGTGTTGTTGGCGAGGTCGGTTACCTCGACAGAATCGGCGTTGACGTCGATGCCGTCGATGGACTTCAGGCCGCCCACAGCCATGGTATTTACCGTCAGCGTAGTACCGACAGATGCGGATTTTCCCATGGGGTTACCTCCTTAATTAATCAGATAATCCAGATGCAGGTACAGCGGCTTACGCCAGAGCCCCACACCGGACTCATAAAAATTTGGCTGGGTTTGACGGCACTCCGCCGCCTGGATCGTGATCTCGTCATGCGCTGTACCCTCCAGCGCCTGGAGTGCCGCCATCACGGCGCCGCCCAGCGTCTGCATCGACAGATGGGTGCCGGCCACTACATGGACCTGGTAATCCGCGCCTTTCAGCCCTGTCAGCCCGTCCAGGGCGCGCTCCTCATCGCCGGCCTCCTGCAGGTAAAAACAGAACGGCGCGGCGGCGTCCTTCAGCGCCTCGTGGGGATAGACCTTGCCGGAAAGCGAAGCCACGCCGCTCACAGCGGAAACGATGATTGCGTCTATAGATGTCGCCATATGAACACCTCACTTACCCCAGGTCTTGTCGAGCTCCGCGATCAGCGTCTGGGTCATGGTTTCCTTGGCCGCCGCGCTGCTCTCCTCCGCGCCCTGGCGCATAAAATGATAACCGGGCACATAGCTCAGCCCGCCGCCCTTGGAACGCGTTAAAAATCCAAACTCCATGCTGGCCGGATAATAGGCATGACCGTTTTTAGTGGCCTTACTCCCTGCCGCGCCCGGGTTTTTCACGGGCTTCTGCAGCAGCTCATTCATTCCGGGATCGAAGTAAACGTCATAGACTTTTTTCCCGCGGAGCCTGCTGCGTTCGCCGTGGCGGATGATGCTGCGCTTCAGATTGCCGGTCTCCCCGACAGGGACTTCGCCCTTCACCGCCTTGCGCGTCACATTGGCACCTTTGCCGGCCGCCTTTGTCACGGCCTTCTGGGGTAGCTGCCCCGTGGCGGCTAGGCGGTCGATCACGGCCTTTGTTCCGGTTTCCTTAAACCAGACACCGGCGCCGCTCATGGCACCTGCTCCGTAACGCTGAGGACCAGGAACGGGGTGCGTTCGTCGGTAGCTACCGGCGGGATAATATCAAAGACGCGACTACCCAGGGCGATGCGCATAGCGGCCGTGATGTCGCTGCGCCGCCGGATCAGGATGGTATGGGTCGCCTCGCTCTGCTCCTGGCCCATGGCGTAGTAATTGCGGCCCTTGACAGGCTTCACGCTGGCCCAGACCGTCACATAGTCGTTCCAGTGGTCCGCGGGCTCGCCGTCGGCTGCCTGACCGTCCGCCCGGGACTGAAATGTAATGCGCTTGTCCATGTTGCCAACCGGCAAATAGATCGCCTCCATTCTTCTCTTGGCCCCCTGTCAACGGGGGCTGCTGCAGCAGGCGACTGAGGGATTCCCTATCGTCTTTACGTGCTCGCCGTCAGCACCGCGGCATTTTTTCCGCAGAACTTACGCTGATTAATGGTATCCCGCAAACCAACAGGCATCGCAACCGGCTCGTCACGCTTATCGTGATACCATAGTGTCAGTCCCTTGACCATCAGGGAATACTGAGGGTCAAGGGATGGTTCCTCCGGTTCTTTTATACCGGAATTTGCAAGGTACTGCTTTGCGCTGAGGATCAAGCCGATGATGTCATCATCGTCCTCATCATCATCAAACTTGCAGTAGGTTTTTACGGCGGCGAGCTCAGTATCTGGTACCGTGGTCGTCATAACTTATCAGCCCGCGGCCGGAATGGTGGCGACGATGAAACTGTTATCCACAACCAGGTTGCCGCCCACCATGACGTCACCCAGGATGGTCAGCAAACGCTCTCCGGCCTTGTAGCTCTCGTCGACGCGAATGGTGTAGCCGCCGAACAGGCCCAG